AGGCGTTAGCTCTAGCCGCCACAGCTAGCTTTAACTCGATAGCATTAACGTGGGCTCGCATTGCCTGAGCAATCATGTCACCGTAAACAGTCTCGAAACCTGAGCCGTTGTTAAGGTGCTTAATGCTTTCACCAGTAAATGGAATCTCTACAGTTTCCATTACGTCTAGCGTCATTGTTTTGTTGGCTACAGTCTGACCCACCCCTTCTGGGATAGTCATGGCTGGGGTTAAAGTTGCTGGAGTCACCGTGGGAGTAGCAAAACTCCGGATGGTGTCATTCAGCGCGGCGGCTTCTGAGCCACCATTAACTGTTACTGCTGGAATCATTCCAACAAGTTCTCGTCCCACTCGGTCTGCTGCCACATAGATGTCACCAGCGAGGTCGGTTAGCGTATGCTCTGCCATTTTATATACTTCCTTTATTCAATTATTGAGCCGCCGTCTTTGACATAGGACATCTTCTCGTTGCTGCCTAGTTGGTCAAATTGAGCGCGTTTAATGGTCTTTGTGGCCCCGCCACCGTTCCCGCTGCTTCCGTTGGCCCCGCCGCCGTCCGCTTTACTCGCAACAATAACCGGAGCAAAAGCCGGATTGTTTACAAATTCTTGTTTCAGCTCGTCCAGTGTGGTGGCCGATGGTTGGCCTTGTGCGTCTACCACTACCGTAACGTAGTCGTCCCCGCGTCTCTCCACTGACAGTCGCCGCAATATCTGGGGCGCAACCAGTGCCGCACTCCCCGAAATTGTAATCTCATCGGCCATTTGTGCCGCAACACTTTCGACCTTCATCTTCGTGACCGAGCCATTAAGGGCTGTAATAGTCCCTTCCTTCTCCGCCACCATGTTCTCAAACTTAGCCTTCCATGATTCGTTTAGTGCCGTTGCGTCTCCGCTCTTGGCTGCTGCTTCCCTAGTAGCCTCCTCTGCCGCAGTCTCTGCATCTGCTGCTTTTTTAACTGCTTCCTTTTTCTCCGAAAGTAGTGTTTGCAACTGAGCTTTAAGCCCAGAAACATCATCCGGATTATCAAGACCTTCCACCTTAAGGATAAACTTATCGCCGCTAGCTTCATATAGAGCCGCCTGTTCTTCGTTAATGCCTTCGAGTGTGTCCAGTTTGTATTTTAACATATTGTAGCCCCGCTACGTTTGGATGAGCCCCGCCCATCAAAAACGCCAGCCTTCGCCGGTCGTTATAGTGATTATAAGCCCTAACTGCCGACGATTGGGCCATTACCCCTCCAGTAGTCCGGACTTTATTAGCGCCTCCTTCTCAAAAGGATAGTCCTCAGCCACCAGCTCCATCTGGTCCTCGCTGTAATAGACATCGCTAGTCTGCGGTTCCACCACAACATCGTCCGGGATATTAATTAACCCTTCTTGCTTTGTAGATTTTCTCAATTAACTCTCCTAGCTCTTTTGCTATCTCTCGTGGTTTGCTTGTGCCTCTATACTCAGCCCATGCCTCCGCAATAAATTCCTTTTTGTTTGTCTTAGCGTACCGGCTAAGGCGGGTTTCGTCCTTGTTCCACTTCTTGTAAATAACATCAACGTCCGGGCGATGCTCTAGCCTTAATATAAAGTCCAACTGGTGTCCAAGCTCGTGGTCCATTACCGACTTGACACTGTTTGTCCCCGGAGGATGCCATCTAATATCTACATCTCTATCTAAGCTCCCCTGAAACTTCGCCAGCCCTTTTTTGGTTGACCACTTCTCGTTAAAACCTACACCGTCTAGCCCTTTGAATTCCTCGATTGAGTGAGGCTCTCTAGCAAAAGCATACTCACCGCTAACCTTTATCTTCTTATTGCGCCGTAATGCTACCGCCCGAGCTTCGTCGTGGGTCAGATGCGGATAGACTTTCTTAGTATAGGCTAGATAATAGTCATAGCGGGCGGCGTGGAATAGCCGGTTAAGTGACTGCGCCGAGCCAACAAAACTAATTTTACCCGCCAGCTCTGGGAAGTCTCTCATGTGTTCATATAAGCACCTGTTGCTCTCATTAGCCGCAGATAAGTCCATCTTTCCATAGTCCGACTTGGCGACGTCACCCTTTCCTACAATCCAGTCTGAGGCGTCTTGTGTGGTCTTAGCTTCAAAGAATGTGTCTTTTGGGGCCGGTGGTGCAACTGGCACTGGTGGTGGTGCAACTGGCGCTGGTGGTGGCTTCTTGGGCGTTACTATCTTCTTAGGCGCAACAACTGGAAACGCTTGCTCGAAAGCATGAGGCTCTAAACGCTTCATTTCAGATAGGGTTAAAGGCTTAAAAGTCTTCCCTAGATTAAGCTCTGCAAACCGTTCCGCAGATAGGCCGCCATCTCTAAGCAGTTTAGCCCTCTGTGGTCCCAAGACTTTATTCTGAAAGGCGATAGGCTGCTTTTTAAGCCAACTGTAATAGGTCTCGTCTGCATCTACAGGCCCGCCCATGCTTGATCTAGTGGCGCCCTTCTTGAGGAAGTCAAAGCGTCCATCTAATACGGCTACAGTGCCAGACCTACATTGGATATGGATTGGTGGGCGTGGCCCTTTGTTGATAGGGAATATCTTCCCATCTAGAGACCGGCATACAGTAGAAGTCCTCCCATCTAAGGTAGAGGACCACCGGACGCCCTTAACTAGGTCGTCGTTTTCTTCCCATGTCTTCTGTCTGGCTACACTTGCCGCGTGTTGGACCGCTGTCCGCACAACTGCGCTCGCGTTTCGGCTATTGATTGCCAAGATGCCGTCTCTAAACTTATTAGCGGCGGTTCCACGGATGGTTTTGAGTATTTGGGCGTTGGTCTGCCCCTCAAAAAAGCCTTGCCTAATAGCCCCGGTTACTCGGGTTATATCAGCCTTAGACCAGTCCCTAGTGAACGCGCTTAATAGTTTGCCTCCGTCAGCCCCTCGCACCGATAACGGCGTAGAGAGTACGGCGGCGGATATTTGTCCCACTGTGGGTATCACAGTCTCAAATCCGGAGACAACCTTATCGATAGATCGAGCCTCAAATCCAGCTTCATAGTGGGCTATCTCTCTAAGACTAGAAGACAGTTGTGACCCGTGTGCGCTGTATATCTTCTGTAAGTCAGACTCTACAGAACCCAACAAGCGCTCCAACCTCTTCCGGTTGAACCCTGTTAAGTCCATAGACAACCGAGACCTCAAGCTGGCGTCCATCTGCTTAAGGAACCCGGCAAACTTCTTCGCCTCTCCGGTCTTTAACCCTTCGAGAAAGACTTGGTGGCGGGCTGTCTGCTCAACTAACTGCTCAGATATTGGCATCTAGCTCATCTTCAGCGATAGCAACATCTGGCTCATCGTCTAATCCAAGGCCATCATCTTGAAGCTCAAGCTCGGCCCTTATATCGTCGTCGTTCTTCTCTGGGTCTATAACACCATACTTCTTAAGCTGGCCCCACAAATCCGACTCTGGTAATTGGCCTGACTGGTAAGCGCTAATTAAGGCGGTTAGCATCTGAGGCTCTAGAGAGTGTTCTATAAAGTCAGTATTTAATTCCATTGACGCCTCTCCGGGCGCATTCATAAACAAGGCCATCCAGCCTAGTACCTTGGTATAGGCGCTGGAGACGTTCTCCGCCGCTAGCGATAGGACGGAATAGTTAGCTTGCTGCTCTCCCTTAGCTTCTGTAGCTGTCTTAGCTGCGCCTCCGGGCTGGACGAGCTTGGCGCCCAAGGCTGTCATCTGCCTCTCTTTTTGGTCCATTGCTTCCTTGGCTAGAGTGTTTGGCTGTGCTTGTGCTATGCCGTACGCTCCACCCTCTGGGAGTAGGATTGGGTTCCTTGAGCCTACATATATCCCCGTCTCTTGGAGATGGTCTCGCCATTCTTCACTTAACCCAGACATCCAAGGCTGTGCCTGACCCACAAAGAAAGCCGAGTCTTCATAGTCTGCGCTGTTGCGATAGTGTGCAATGTTTAACTCGGCCATATCATAGAGTGGAGACTGGTCTACCGTGGCGTCGTTGTTTTCTGAGCCTACAAAAGTAAAAGGAATCTCCGTCCAAGGCTGCCCGTTCCCGGACTTAATAACCCAAGGAGGCTCAAAGATAACCCAGTCCTTGCTATCTCCGTCCTTTCTCCATAGCTCTTGTGTGTACATTCCACCATCTAGTCGTAGGACTCGAATTTGGGGAATAGACGCAAGGCCAAAGCCATCCGGAGTGATCTCCTCCGAGACTTCCGATATAACTAGGAGGGATAGCTTATAAACGGCCCCATGCTTCTCATAGCGCCAATTAATAACGTCTGTCGCCTCAATGCTTACGGCGGTTGCTCGGATATTACCAGACTGGACTTGGGCTACTGTGGTCTGCCCCTGCCCCCGTGGATAGTCAGCCAATAAGCCATGGCGTCCTCTTTTTAGTACACTAGCCAGAGTAGATTGGGCCTGTTGGAATACACCAACCCCTGCGCCATCGATGTCATCCGATATATAGTTAAGAGAAGCCGGGTTTTCTAGCTGTGGTGTCTGCCTAAATGCAGCCCCAACAAGAAACTGGAGCGTCCGGCCTGTGGCGTTATAGAATACCGCTCTGGCCACATAATGAGAGTATCTTGCCTGATTCTGTGCGCTTAGATCGTT